CTGCAGGTGCTCCTGCCAGCAGTCCACCACCAGCGCGCACATGCTGCCGTCCTCGGGCTTGAAGATCCCGATCGTGATGTGCGCCGTCGGGTCGTTGATGGTCTTCTCGCTCGTCGCGCAGTCCAGGCTCTGCAGCACGAACTCGAACTTGGGCAGGGGCTTGGCCGCCGGCCAGAGCTTGAACCAGTCCCGCTTGACGATGCCGCCCTCCTCCGGGTCGATGATCTCGGCGTGGATCTCCTGGCGGCCCAGCTTCGTGCCCTCGTACTGCAGGATCTGCTTCTGGAACGATGGCGCGAGGTTCTTGATGTTCGCGTAGGTCGACGCGCGCGTGACCACCACGTCGTCACCATCGCGGTCGATCAGCGCCATCACCACGTCCTTGGGCTTGGGCGTGGTCGACGCAATCAGCTTGGTGTGGGTGCCCAGGCGGATGCCGAACTGGATCATGTCCCAGCTCTCTTGCAGGTACTCCCAGGCCGCGAGCTCGTCGAGCCAGCCGCCGTGGAACTGCGGACCCCGGAACCGCTCGGGCTCCGATGCCGGTATGCCCTTGATCAGCGTGCCGTTGGTCAGCGTGAGCTCGTGCAGCGTCGAGTTGTACTTCGCCACCAGCACCGGCGGGATGACCGCCAGCAGGCCGCTGTCGCCCTCGTAGCACGTGCTGCGCAGGTCGGAGCTCGTGGGCGCCGACACCAGCCACCGGGTGCCGGGCTGCCCCCAGGCCCACCAGCCCAGCGTCTCGGCCGACGTGCGAGTTTTTCCGGAGCCTCTGCCCCCGAGCATCAACCATATGGCCCAGACGCCCAGCGGTTCGAGCTGGAACTTGTGCGCTTTCATGAGCCAGCGCGCGCGCCAGTCGAACGCCGCCCGCTGCGCTGCGGGTAGCTGCGAGTACTGCTTGAGGACCGCCGGGTCTTCGAGCAGCTCCAGCATTACGCGGCGCCCTTAATTTTTTCCAGCGAGCGCAAGCCACCGAGCCCGAGCATGCCGAGCATGAGCTCCCAGAGGTTGTTGTCGATGCCCGGCAGCGCCGGCCATGCGTGCCCGGACACGATGCCGGCCCATTGCAGTAGGGGCCGCGCAATGTACTGGCAGGCCAGCGCCGCCGCGCAGACCCAGCCTATCGCTGGGCGCCAACCTGAAGTGAACGCGCTCGGGCTGGCCGCCTCGGCCTTGTTGGTGTCGAGCTGGCCCTGGACGATCGCCACCGCCGCAGCGAGCTGCGCCGCCTCGGCTGCGCTCTTGTCCGGCCAGATCTTGTTGATCGCCGTGGTGGCAAGCTCGATGCCGGCGGTCAGCGGATCTACTGCCACTTGTCGGTCTCCATCTGCGTCGCGAGCCGCATCGCCCTGGCGGGCGTCTGCTTGGCCCAGGTGCTGTCGAGCATGCCCAGCGCGGCCTCGCCGTAATGGCCGTCCTCAACGCTGCCCAGGGTCCTGCGGAAGGCCAGCAGGCCCTTGGTGCCCATCTGGAAGGCCATGTTCACCAAAACGGCTCTACGGGGCTCTGAGAGCCTCGCAGCCCACGGCAGGGCTCGCAGGACCTCGGCTGTCTTGGCCTTGATGTCGTTGTCGAGCAGGTAGTCGATCTCGTCGTTGGACAGGCCGCCGCCCTTGCGTGCGTCGATCAGGCGCCCGACGCCGATCGTCCAGTACCCGAGCGAATCCTGGTAGGCGCAGGACTCGGTGCCCTCGTCGCGCCGGAGCTGCTCGGTGAGCGTCACTTGTCGGCCTTGCCGTCGAGCCGGTCGAAGATCTTGCCCAGCAGTTCCTTGATCTCGCGCATGTCGGCCCGGTGGTCATCACGGGCAACGTAGGTGCGCGGCAGGTCCTCGCGCAACTTGGCGAGGTCGGCCTTGAGCTCTTTAACCGCTGACCAGAGCTCGCGGGCAAACCATCCGGTGACGGCGGAGATAGTCCCCAGGCCGATGTCAATCAGGTGCTGGGAGTCCATTTAATCCTCTGATTGGCGTTTGAGCGCCATGTTCTTCAGCAGCTCGCCGAATATGTCGAAGCTCACCACATGCTCGACCTTCGAGTCGTCCACCGTGACGTTCTGGCGCGCGCCGTACTTCTTGGGGTCCCAGCAGGCCAGCAGGCGCAGGCGGACGTCAGTCTGATTCTTGCGCCACGAGATGCTGCCCGGGTCGTACCGCTTATTGCCCAGATCGTCGTGCACCGCCAACGGCTCGGTGTCGATCAGGTTCATGCAATCCTGCGCGATGATCTCGTATCCGGCATCCCGTGCGCGCGCGTACGCTATGGTGAAGTCTGGGTCTTCGCGCTGCCATTCGCCGATCGTCGCAGCGTTTGGGTGCCCCGGCAGAGCGCACCATTGCGCCAGCGGTTTGCTGGACGCGATCCAGGCCGCAACGTCGAGCTTGAGCTCGGCCTTGTTGGGAAAATTGCTTATGCCCTTGGGGCGTCCTCGTGTAGCCATGCGCGCGAGTCTACCCCAGCGAGCTGCGTGGCGGCAACCGGCCTTGAGTTTTCCGGGCTGCTGGAAAACTCAGGCTTCATTGCTCGGTCGAGTTTTCCAGGCTGCTGGAAAACTCAAGGCTCATTCCTCGGTCCAGTCTTCCAGCGAGCGGACGAGCGCGAGCTCGGCCTTCAGGTCCACGATCTGCAGCAGCACGAGCGTGAGCTGCGTCGTGCGGGCGTCCAGGCGGGCGCGCAGCGCCTCGACCTGGGCCTCCAGCTTGGCAATGCGTTTGGCGTCAGTCATTTCAGGGCTATGTCGATGATCAGGGTCCTGCGCAGTCGCGCGTAGCGGATGCTGACGCGCTGCGGCTGCCCGGGCATGGCCTTGCTGGCCCAGGCCGACGCCTCCACGAGCTGCGCGCGGTTAACCGGCTTGCCGGTCCAGATGCTGTAGCTTGCGACGATGAAGTCCTTGTTGGCCTCCCAGTCGGCCCGGACCGCCGCCTTGTTCGCGTAGTCACGCCCGTAGGCGGGCGAGAGGACCATCATGCTGCTCTCTCCTCAACCATGTGCCGGGGGCCGTGAGAGTCGTACGCGACGAACGTGATGTCGGACCAGACTTGGCCGCCGCCGATGCGCTTCTGCGCCGCCTTGAAGTTCTTGTAGCTGACCCAGGCGTAGCCGTCTTCGACCTGGATCTTCAGGCGGGTCGTGCGCCCGCTGTAGGCGGCGCGCAAAGTGGCGTAGGTGACGGCGCTCATTGCGCTGCCCCTTCGATGGCGTCCCAGTACGCCTGCTCGCCGGGCGTCATGCCGGCATCGAAGTACTCCTCGTCGGCCAGCTCGGCCTCGTAGCGGACCTGCGCGGCGGCCACGCGGGCCTGGATGTCCTGGCTTACCAGGGCGTTGAATTGGTTGTTGGTCATGTCGTCTCTCCGTTGCTGAAGTTGATATTGTAACCCGGAGTTTGAGGCTCCAGGTAAATTTTTTACGTTGTTTGCGTGACCTTGGGGCGCATGATCATGGTCTGCGCCACGCCGTTGTAGACCGCGTGGTCCTTGATGGTGGCCTTGACCTCGCCGGTCTCGTTCAGGCCCAGGAAGTCGGCGTTGCCCTTGTAGATCACCACGTTGCCGGCTGCGTCGCGGCAAATGCTCATCCAGCTCACGCCGAACTGGGACTCCAGGCGGAGCTCGCGCTCGCAGGTCAAAATCAGGGTGACCTTGTCGCCGATGTAGCCAAAGTGCTGGCTGGGGGCCTTGGCACGTTTGGCGATTTCCAGGTTCACGAGCTCTTCCTGGCGGAAGGTTGGGGCGCAGGCACGGGCCAGGAACGTCTCGCGGAAGCCGACCCAGAATTCGCCGTCCAGGCCCTGGAGCTTGGCGACGAACTCGGCGTTGTCGGCCACGAAGGCCGCGCGCTGGGCGACCAGCTCGGCCTCGCGGGCAGCGTAGATGGCGTTGGTCTTGGCGGTCGACGCCTCCGCGCGCTTGGCTGCGGTGGCGTCGAGCTTGGCGTTCTGTTCGGCGGTGTACAGCTTGTCCACCTTGACCTTACCGACGCCGCTGCCGCCGCACAGGAAGCAGACGTACCCGCTGTGGTTCCACTCCGGGCGGCCACCAGCGCCACCGCAACGAGTGCACTTCGACGTGTAGCTGTAGCCGCCAGTGCAGTTGGCGGTGCGGGGGGTTCCTGCGCGAGTGAAGAGTTGGGTCATGTCGATCTCCGTTGCTGAAGCTGATATTTTAACTTCAAGTTTGAGCCCCGTGGGGCTTTTTCTTCAACTATTTTCAGCCGGTCAGGTTGTCGGCCTCGACCGCGTTGTCTTCCAGCCACGTGTCCGCCGCGCCAATGACCGCTTCCGCCAGACCGACCGCCGTCGCGATGCGCCCGCGTCGCTGGCTGATGTAGCGCAGCGTGTCCACCGCTTCCTTGAGCAGGTAGCGCATGCGGTCGAGCTCGGCCTCCTGGTCCGCCAGGGCGGCGTGCAGGCCGGCGGCCATGGTGTTGCCCTCAATGTGGGCAGCAATCTCGTTCTCAGCGTGGGTGCGGTTCATGTTCACTCCAGAAAATAGTTGTACAAAACGGTGTAGAGCTCGTCCTCGAACTCCTCGGTGTCGGGCATCGTGACGCCGGCAATGACTTGCAAGCACTCAACAACCACGACCTTCGTCAGCGGGATCACCGCCTTGGAGATGGTCGCGGCGATCTCATCGCGGCGCGCGACCATCAAGTCCTCGTCCGCGAGCTCGTCCCGGAACTCCCAGGCTTCCGCCAAAAAATCGTCCAGGGCCTTGCGGGTTGCGGGTTCGACGTCTTCTCTGTACATGCTGCTCTCCGGTTGCTGAAGTAAAGATTGTAACTTCAGGTTTGAGCCCTGTGCAACTTCTTTTCGCGTTTTATTTCGATCGGCGGCAGCGCCATGAACTCCCCGAGCTGCCAGACGCTGTTGGGCGCGCGCACCGTGAACAGCGGGGCCTTGCGCCTGGGCGCCAACTCTGCCGCGTCGAGCCGGGCCTGCTCGCGTGCCGCCTTGGCCTCACGGGCTCGTTTGCCACGCAGCCGGTTGCGAGTCCAGTACGCCGTGTTGAGCTCGGCCACGATCGCCAAGGTGCCCCACCGCGCCGCCACGCCGCTGCCCGAGATGTCGATCAGACCCGCCTTGCGCGCCAAGTGCAGGATCTTGCCGCAGTGGTCGTGCCGGATCGCCATGCGCGTCGCCAGGGCCTCGCACTTGACGCCCTGGGGGTAGTCCCCCGCCAGTGACCCCGCAAGGTCCACCAGCAGCCGCGTCTCAAGTCGCATCGTCATATCAGCTCGCTATTGTCGATTTAATCTAAAGTGAGAACAGTGTCCTCACCCCGATGTCGCAACACGTACCCCAGAGATACGAACGCGGTAATGACGGCGTCTACGTGTTCTTTTTTCGTGAGAGCGTTGGACTCAAAAGCGATACGTTTTGCTTTGGGCGCTACGCCATCTTTTATCATAGACAGGTAAGATGCTAAAATAACCCAATCATGTCCTTCAGTATCGATCTTCAAAAAATTGATACTGGTGACTTCGTACATGCTCAGTAATGTACGGATTGAATGTACCGGGACATTCCTTGAAACTATTACATCTTCAGGAATTAAACCTTTATCCCGCAGTACATCGACTACCTGAGAATGGTACGTATCGATAGTGTTGCAACCACGAACCCACCACGGCAAGTTTAACTCTTTTATCTTTTCTTCCGGTACATACAGGCATTTTGCAACACGTTCTGTGTTGGATATCGCGGCCAACACTTTATGAACGTGTGGTTTATTTGGCAGTTTATTTAAGTAAGTCAGTACGGGTTCTACCGAAATACCCCGCTCGTAGGTGTTACACCGTTCAATTTCGGTGTCAAAATCAGCAGTGCCAATTTCAATAAAATCGTAGTGCATGTCAATTTTCACTTTCGTTTGTTTATAGTACGATTCAAGTAATCAATCCCGGAGAACTCCGCAAAATCTTGTAGCGACCGTTCAACGCCGAGCCCGTACACTCCCAGGTCTGCGCCTTCGTACAACAGCGCGCGCAGCCGCGCCTTAGAGCGTTCGTTGTGCTGCCACCACCGTACCTTTCGTTTCTAGTCCTCTACCGTATTCCAATGGAGCGGTCTAGTCTTGGCATGTTTCTCTTTTTCAT